GGTGTGAAGGGTCGTAATTTTGCGACTACTGTTCGTGGCGGGTATCGGCTGTGATATGCCGTGCTATCGCCCACTCGAAGGGTACAGGGCTAGGACTGTTAACGCCTCGGGAAAGAGGGGAATTGTTTTTAACAAGAAAGACGGTTTCGTTGATCTTCCCGTCAAAGTTCCGTGTGGTCAGTGTATTGGTTGCCGCTTGGAGCGTTCTCGTCAATGGGCTATCCGCTGTATTCATGAAGCGTCATTACATGAAGAAAACTCATTTATCACTCTCACCTATTCGCCGGAGAATCTTCCGGACGGAGGTACCTTGGTATTGGAGGATTTCCAGAATTTCATGAAGCGGTTTCGCGAGGCGATCGAGCCAAAGCGGATCCGCTTTTTTCATTGTGGTGAGTATGGCGAGAACCTTGGCCGGCCTCATTATCACGCGATTATCTTCGGTTATGATTTTGACGATAAATTACTGTGGAAACAAACGGGAAGCGGTAAGTTATATCGTTCTCCGTTCCTTGAAAAATTATGGCCTTATGGATTCTCTACGATTGGCCCGGTTACGTTTGAGACTGCGGCTTATGTTGCTAGGTATGTAATGAAGAAGGTGTCTGTTTCTGGTCGTGCTCGAGCTGAGGATAAGGAAAAGGAGGAGGTACTCCGTGATCACTACTCTCGTATTGATGATGAAACAGGAGAATTGATTGATCTTAAACCTGAGTATGTAACTATGAGTAGAAGACCCGGTATTGGCGCCGAATGGTATCGAAAGTATAAGGGTGAGGTATATCCTGATGACTTTGTTGTTGTAAATGGACGTAAGGTAAAACCGCCTAAGTTCTATGACAGGCTTCTTGGTACTGAAGATGAAGCCGAGTTAAGGGCGGTAAAAAACAGACGCATAGGTGCGGCTGTTGAATGGGAGCATGAGCAGGAATATGACAGACTGCGAGTGCGTGAAAAATGCGCGGAAGCGCGAATAAGTCAACTTAAAAGGAATTTAAAGTGAATCAGCTAGCTTACTCAATTTTCGATAGTGCTGTAGGGGCTTTCGGTACTCCGTTTTTTTGTCAAAATAGTTCTGTTGCAAAACGGTCCTGTCTTGGCGCTATGCAAACCGATGTATTCGGAATGTTTCCCGATCAGTTCACATTGTTTCTAATTGGCAATTTTGATAATGAAAACGGTAAGTTCATTCCTTGTGAACCATCATCTATTATTAATTTTGCTGTGCTTAAGGCTCAAGCTACTGTAAATGAAACCTTCGTTCCTTCTGAAACCCTTAAATTTGAGGAGTAATCATGAAACTACGTTCTGTAATGCATTCTTTTAGTCATGTACCTTCTGCTGATATTCAGCGTTCCAGCTTCGATCGTTCACATGGTTACAAAACGACTTTTGATGCCGGATATCTCATTCCGATTTTTGTTGATGAAGCATTGCCGGGTGACACGTTCAATGTTGATATGACCGGGTTTGCGCGTCTCTCGACGCCACTTGCTCCGATTATGGACAATATGCACATTGAGACGTTTTTCTTTGCTGTTCCCAATCGACTTTTGTGGAATAACTGGGAAAAATTCAATGGAGCACAAGACAATCCTGATGATTCAACAGATTATCTTGTCCCCACTATGACGGCGCCGGTAGGTGGATATGATGAACTGACTTTGCATGATTATTTTGGTATTCCTACCAAAGTCAGCAGTCTTACTCATTCTTCACTTTGGCATCGAGCTTATAACCTGATTTGGAATGAATGGTTTCGCGATCAAAACCTGCAAGATTCTGTAGTTGTTGACAAAGACGATGGCCCGGATGATCCGACCGATTATGTTTTGCTGAAGCGTGGTAAACGTCAGGACTATTTCACTGGTTGCTTGCCTTGGCCGCAGAAAGGGGACTCTGTCGATTTGCCGCTTGGTACTTCGGCCCCTGTCATGGGTATTGGTATCGTCGATGGTTCCATTACGCCGGCCACTGGAACTATTCGTCAGACTGGTGGCACTACACTTGGCGCTTCTACTACGATGACGACCGCTATTCGTATGCAGGTCACTGGTAGTTCTCCCAATATCAATCCCAATGTTTATGCCGATTTGAGTTCTGCGACTGCAGCAACTATTAACCAACTACGGCAGGCGTTTCAGGTACAGAAATTATTGGAGCGTGACGCTCGTGGAGGTACTCGGTATGTGGAGCTTATTAAAAGTCACTTTGGTGTTACTTCTCCTGATTTTAGGCTTCAACGTCCTGAGTATCTTGGTGGTGGCTCTGCTCCTGTGAATATTCAGGCTGTTGCATATACGGCACTTAGTACATCAACCGCTTTAAAAATTCATGGTGGTGATGTTGGTGGTCTGGGTACTGCTGTCTTGAATCGTCATGGTTTCACAAAATCATTTACGGAACATTGCACGATTATCGGTCTTGCATGTGTTCGTGCTGATCTTACTTATCAACAAGGTCTTGACCGCATGTTTAGTCGTGAGACTCGATATGATTTCTATTGGCCTGCACTCGCCAATATTGGCGAACAGGCCGTGCTTAATAAGGAAATTTACGCTCAAGGCACAAGCGCTGATGACGATGTGTTTGGCTATCAAGAGCGTTATGGCGAGTACAGATATAAACCTAGTCGGATTACAGGCTTATTCCGTTCTAATTGCGCCACTCCTCTGGATACTTGGCACCTTTCACAAGAATTCAGTAGTTTGCCTGTTCTGGATTCCACGTTCATCGAAGAGAACCCACCTCTTTCACGCGTGATTGCTGTTGTTGATGAACCTCACTTTATTTTTGATTCATTTTTTAGAATGCGGTGTGCTCGTCCTATGCCGATGTTTGGTGTACCCGGTTTGATTGACCATTTTTAAGGGGCAATCATGTTAGGAGCAATTATTGGTGGTTTGGCAAGTCTTGGTGGTTCGTTGATTTCTTCTTCATCGAGCAAAAGCTCTGCCGCTGCACAGATGGCATTTCAAGAGCGTATGTCAAATACTGCACATCAGCGAGAAGTCGCTGATCTTCGTGCTGCTGGCCTTAATCCTATTTTGAGTGCGAAGCTTGGAGGTGCTTCGACTCCTGGCGGGGCCGGGTATCAAGTGCCCGACTTTGGCCAGGCTTTCAACAACGGTCTTCAGTCTGAAGTTCTTTTCAATTCCGCCAAAAAGGTTGAGGCGGATGTCGATGTGTCTAAAACTCAAGCCCAGATTAATACCGCGCAAGCGGTTAAAACACAGCAGGAGGCTGAATTAGCTGCTGTACAGACTGCGGCTGCCAAATGGGAGCTGGAAAAAAAGCAATATCTGAATGAGAAATTTGGCCAGTGGCATGTCGAAGGAAGGGAGCTGGATGCACGAGGTGTTAAAGCCTCTTTTGATGAGCTTAAAGCGAGTAATGATTACAACACTGTTAAATTCCTGAACGAATTTGCCGTTAAAAACGGCTATAGGAATTTTGACGAAGCTGTTGAAAGTCAAAAATTCCGTCAGTCTTTGCAAAGCTACTTGTTGCAAAGCTATGATTTGTCTCGCGGTAGCGCTTTATATGATTTCTATAATTCTGCATTTGGGCGCGAAGTTGCGCCCTATCTCGGGTCTGCAGGCCAGGCTTCCGGTATTGCCTCTGATGTTATGGGTGGCATTTCTATGGGCAAGAAGTTACTTGGTATTGGTAAATAAAGGAGATTTTCATGTTTAAACGTTCTAATGGTGTTGCTCACGAAGGACTTAGCTTTAGCGGTAATGGACGCACGAAGCAAGCCCATAAAGATGAATGTGACGTTAATAAAATCGTTAAACGGTTTGAGAAAACCGGTGTCCTTGCCCATACGGCGGCTCAACAAGCCGCCTATGGCGATTTCTCGCCTATTGACTACCGAGAAGCTGTCGAGATTGTTATGAAGGCTGATGAGGCTTTTTCTGAGCTTCCTGCGAAAGTGCGCTACCGCTTTAATAATGATCCCCAGGCTTTTCTTGAAGCTTGTGAGAATCCCGCTTACCGGGATGAATTGGAGGCCTTAGGCCTCATTGAGAAGCCCGTAGCAGTCGAGGACGCCAAGGGCGTCGTCGATGGCGAAGGGGTTCAGGCAAGCACGTAGTGCGCGCAGGTTATAACTTTTTATAACGTATAGTTTCTTATAACCTGCTGTTGGGGAACAGTTACTACTTGATGTAACTGTTCCCACTGACAGCAAAGCTGTCAGAATGTGCTAGAGTGAACCTGTGAACTGGTTATTTGAATTGATCCGTATTCTTCCTTTTCCTATGCGGATCGGTGTTGTGATCGGGTTCTTTTTTGTTCTTGTGTATTTCTTATGTGATAGGAATCATCATGGCTAAGCGCTTTAAAATGAATCGTCGTTCTTCTAAAAAAATGTTTCGTCGCACCTCAGGTGTGAAGGGTCGTAATTTTGCGACTACTGTTCGTGGCGGGTATCGGCTGTGATATGCCGTGCTATCGCCCACTCGAAGGGTACAGGGCTAGGACTGTTAACGCCTCGGGAAAGAGGGGA